TCTCGATATGAAACGATCCGATGCCAGCTTCTGCGATAGTGTTACACACAGAGATGTGTCCACTTTTTTTCTCAGAACTACATGCCAGATATAACAGACCACTTTGAATAGTGACGGCACTGGACGCAACCGTGGTTGCATCATTACTTGACAGTTCACCATGGTCGGCTACAAGTTTCAGTGCTTGCATCACTCGGACTCCTCTTCGGTTTCAGTTTCAGTCTCAGTCTCTACTTCATTTGCTGGAGCATCTTCGCCTGAAGTATCTCCAAAAATACCTGCCGCAACAGCAGGAGTAACTTCCCCAACTTTGTCTGCTGACTTTTGAGTCAACAGAGTTTTGATGGCATCATGAATTTCACTGGGAGTGGATTCCTTAGAACCCATCATATCGAGAAGCTGATCAGTATCCATTATGAAGTAGTAGAAACGCTAAAGGTTATTTATATCTTGGCTTTCTTGATATCTAGAAGGGGCGCATCTCCATCCTTAGGATCGGTAGGGACTTTGCCCGATTGACCGTTCTGATTATTGCCAATCTGACCGTTCTCAATCTGACCTTGCATGATCGCATTTTGAGTTTCTAACGGCACTCCTACTCCTGTTGCATTCTCCTCTTCCATCTCCTGTTCCATTTCAAGAATCTCTTCGTCGGTCTGACGTAAGATCTTACGCTTCACATAATCACGTGAGTAGTAGGTACCGATGTAAGGTTCAATTTGAACCATGACGTTCAACCTTTCATTCATCAACTCAGTTTCTTTGAGTTCTGCAAAGTGATTGTCATACAGATAGTCAAACTGAATATGCTCTGCCATCTTCTCCCAATCTTCGGGAGTAACAATGTTCTTGAGAATCAACTGAGTTTTCAGTAGATCAAGGAACAGTGCAGAGAAACGCTTGCGGAGACGACCCACAAACTTACTAAACATCAGTTCGTCACGAAGGATCTCACTAGAGCGACCCATGTTGAATCCACTATCACCAGCGATGCGAGACTCAGGAACGTTCAATGAACGATATAGTTTCTTCTGGAAGTATTCAATGTCAGCAAGTTCACCTAGATTCTGACCTCCAGGAAGTGTGGTGATTTCTGTTCCACGACCACCTTCACGGCGAGGCAACCAGAAGTCTTCCAACATGGACATGAACTTCTTGTCGTCTTTGATCTCACCAGTGTTAGCGTCATACACCAACTTGTTCCGGTAACGACTCATCACGTCACGCAGATACTGTTCTGCCTTGACCTTTGGTAGGTTGCCAACGTCGATGTAGAAGATACGACGTTCAGGTGCACGCGACAAACGGTAGATAACGAGGGAGTCCTCGATCATCCGTAGTTGGTTCAGACCCTTGATTGCCTTGTGTAGGTAAGAAAGAGTAAGTTTTTTATTGCGATCAATAAGACCAGAGGTGATATGGCAGATAGAATCCTTAGCGATTCGTACGCCCTTACCTGCAACAGAACCATACTTCTGTGCTACACCTGCAGGGTAGTAAGTATAAAATTCTTGAATCTTAGTATCTTTGGTAACACTAATTGCAGAGTTGTCAGGCATAGGCATGTCAGGAATGCCTTTACTCTTGTCTGCAGGTTTGACCCTCATCAACTTGATTTTGAGGGCGTCGATATATCGAATCTCTTTGATACCTTCGTCAGGTTTCTGTACGTCGATTACCTTGTGGTAGTACAGTCGCCCATCCACATACCAGTTGCGGAAAATTTCGTGCGACTTTTTATCAAATTCAAGAAGATCTTTTACATTCTTGAACTCATCACGAATAACATTCTTGAGAGATTGACCGACTTGAAGGTTGTCAAGGTCAATTTCCACGGGGGAATCATTTAGGTCTGAGACAATTGCCTCATTGACTACGTGCTCTACAGCAGTGTCGCATTCTGGATGCAGGGACATATCCCTGTAGCGTTTGATGATATCAAACTCGGTCCTGAAGACACCTTCAATATCAACATACTGTCCATAAAAACCCGAAGAAAGGTAGTAATCAGATCCGTCTTCCTTGTTAGGAGCGACAGGGCTGATTACACCTTTCGACTTTTTTGATTCATCATCAATTGAAAAACCAAAAAGTTTGGTCATAATAATAGGGTAGTTGGTCTAATCGATATATTTATCAGACCACAGAACCACTGTTATTGCCGTCATAAGCAGCCCACCACTGAACCTGCAGTGTAACCTGGAACTCTTCGATGGTATCTGCAGAGTCATAAGACAACTCAACAGCACCAACAGCACTAGGCCAGCAACCCTTCATTGAGTAGCGACGCAGTACAGGAAGTTGTGCGGGGTTGTCCTTACCCTGAACATTGAGGTTAGTGCTTGCACGACCCAATTGGTTCACAGTCCAGTCAGCATAATACTCACTGGGGTTGACAGTTCCAGAACCATCAGACACTTTGGTGATAAAGTTTGACCACCGCTCAAATGCTTCGCGAATTTTGAAGTCACCATCGTTGATTACAGTGATGGTCCAAGGATCGAAACGGCGATCCCCAGCAACTTTGAGTTGACGACCCCGGAAGGGGACGATCACTTCCTGGATGTTTGATGCAGGGAGTTGTGCTCCCTTGATCATCATCCGGTATGTGGTGTCTTCGATGTCTTCATCAAAGATGCCGACTCCCGAAGGGAAGTCCATCTCAACCTCAAAGAGATTAGCGCGAGCACCGCCGCCCGTCAGACGAGACTTGAACGAGTCAATAGATCGTTCGTTGTTTGGTATGGAAAAAATGTTCCTATCTAAAGCCATTAGTTGATTCTCCTATTGATCAGACGGTGCCGACGACTTCGCTAAAGCTAACGCCAGTGCGGGTAGCAACAAACGTCAGACCAATGAAGTTGATCGAGCGGGCGGGTTTGAGGTAGATGTCAGCAATAAACTCATTGCGGTCGATTGCCTCGGGGGTGTTGTTCGTCTCATCGCAGACGAGCAGGAAGTCGGTTAGACCACGCTTCGCTTGCACGTCGCGGAGGAAAGGTTCGACAATGTTGATGAAGTTGGAACGAGTTCCAGCATCATTGAGTTCAAAGAGTTGAGACTTAGCAGCGTTCTCAATCGCTTTCTCCAGGGTGATGAAGAGGCGACGAACGTTGATGCGATCAAACGCACTCTCGAAGGAAAGACCCGTCTTGTCTCCGAACAGGATAATACCGCCACCAGGTTGAGAGATGACAGGGTTGATCCGGTTTGAATAGAGCTGATCTCGGGAATCTTGCCCTGGGTTGAATGCCAGTTTGATGGCAAAGTTCAGACCACCACGTGCCTGACCTGCAGGAGAGAACCATGGGAAATTATCCCGGTCAGTCCGTGCACAAAGACCAGCAATGTCAGCAGAAATCGGCATGTAGACGAACTGCTTATTGAAGCGGTCGTATACGTACTGGTAACCAGAGTCGAAGACGGCGTATGAACTGGAGGTAATAGGTGAGAAGAACTCAAGAGTGTTCTTCAGTTTGTCAGAAGACTCAGTCACATTGACTTGAGAACTCCGGCAGGGTGAAATAAACGCGATGCAATCCTTCCGCAATTCGCAGATTTGGATCATCTTGTTTGCTTTTGCCTGCTCTTCTTCTTTACTCTTGAAGGCACCACCCTGAAGGAGGAAGCGAATGTCGCTGTCTACAGGATCGGCAAACTTGTTATAAGAAGTTAGGATGTCTCCTAGAGGTGCATCAAATACTCCGATACCGGTGTAGTCTAGACCACCCAGTAAGGTATACTTGACGTTACCTACCAGGTTGAACTTGAGGTCTTTAGATTCTTGACCCCAAGCACCAGCACCAGAAGTGATAGGTGCAAACCCAGCACTAAATCCAGAAGCAATAGGTGACGTGTTGTTGAAGTTGTCGGTGCCGTTCACCAGCGAAACACCTGCCCAGAGGAACTCAGAGTTCTCAGCAATGTAATTCTTGTAGTAAATCTGACGACCACCAGCAACTTCAGCGTCACTGGACTTAGACAGGTTACTGAACTTCTCCAGAACGGAACCTACATCACCAGTTACTTGACCACCAGCATCAACAACTACAATGTGAAGGGCATCATTGTTGCCATCACGGTTTGAAGTATAGTTGCTGGTCTGAGGGCGGTTCAGAACAGAACGCCAAGGCAAGGTCACCAGATCAGTACCACCGTCAGCAACGCTGGTCAGAATGTTCTGGGAGTTATACCAATCCACAGAAGACGCTGTTTGCCCCATGGCAACAGTGTTTCCGGAACTGTTTACAAAGTTCAGGGGACTACCAGTCTTGAACTCACGTTGGGAGTTTTGCTGATAATCAACAACAGTTTCAGTTCCTGCAACAACCGTGCTAACAACTCGGATGTCGATTGTTGTGGCAGTCTTGGCAGTAACGATACCTTTCAGGATGCCTGTTGCATCAGTCACCGTGCCCAATCCAACAGTTTTCCCTGTCAGATGTTGAGTAACACCCATACCAACGGTCACGTTGGATGCAATGGTACCAGTTTGAAGTGTAGGGGTAACAGTCTGGTCAGCGAAGTTATCAATAACTGCGACTTTTACTTGGTTTGACCAAGCACCAGGGTTCTTAGCAGCAAAGTACCAGTGAAGATCGTCTGCTTGATTGTTGTAATAATCGTCCTCATTTTCAACCAAAAGGTTGGTGGTATGAGCGTAACCAGCCGCTGCGTTTGCGTTTACAAGGTCTCCACCCTTGCAACGTACCACATCTAATTTTCCTCCATATGAGAGGAAGTGTGATGCGGAAAGAAAAACCTCATAATGATAATCTGACTTTCCAATTCCCGGTTGCCCGAAAACATCAACGAGTTCTTTCTCGTTATTGATACGAGTAATCTCGTTTACGGGTCCTTTCCGAAAGGGACCGACAAAACCTGCTACGACGTTGGTTGTAAAATCAACGCCACCACGAGTTAGGTCAACTTCCCGTATAGAAATACCCGGAGATGCTAATCGAAGTGCCATTCTAACTCCCTGTTGTCCCTACGATGACTAGAGATATTTATGGAATTGCTTATTTAGTGGGACTTTAGGAATGGTACTCCCACATGTAAGAGCGATCTCCATACTCATCAGTCTTCCAAATCGTACCATCTGACTCAACAGTCTCCCCACCCATCTCATCAAATCCGTCGCATACAAAACCGAAAGGTGCCATGTCTTGCTCAATAGCATTCTTCTGTTCTTCATATATTTTCTTACGAACATCCTGGTCCGTCATCTCCTTGAAATAATCTTGAGCAACTAACCAGGCAAAGATAACCAGGCACATAGCAAGATCATCATTACAACCTTCCTCTGCCTCAAACGACTGCTTTTTCTGGATAAACGTTGTCAATTCTGCAATGATGTTGTAGTCGCAGAAGATTAGTTTGTCATCCTCAACCAGAGTTTTGAGGTTAGAGCAACCCACCTTCTTGGTGACCTGACTCATCTTTACACCCAACTGAGTCTTGACACCAGAGAACCCAGAACCAACTTGCTGACCTGCACGCCCACGCATTGCAACCATCAACAGGTTTTCATACTCCAAGTCATAGAACAAAATAGATGCCACCTGGTCACCAATGTCATTGACCTCTGCCAGGACATGTGCGTTGTTGTATGCCCTACCCACTTCCTCAATAATTGATGGGAAGATCATGGGTTTGATTTCATTGTCCCTATAAACACCGACAATTTTATATGGATACTCTGTGATATCAAAAACACAGAACGTGCTATAGTCTTTGCCTACACCACGTGCAACGTCAACTGTAATAACGTACTCATGTTTTTCACGTGGAGTTTCATATAGAGATAACTTGCCATTCCTTTTCACTGGGTCTTCAAAGACCAGTGCTTTCAGTTTTGATGCTGCTATCAGAGTATCAACAGATCCTAGGAATTCGCACTCAAACTCAATCTTGAACTGTTGCTCTGACGTGTTAGCAATGGTTTGCTTTTTCCACTTAGCATCTCTTCCTGGCACTTCAGACCAGTGCACTTCCGTGGGAACATATTCATTCTTACCACGCTCAGCATCATGCCACATCCTGTAGAAGTGGTTCATGCCATGAGGCGTAGATACAATAATTACTTTGGAAGATTTACCAGATGAGATTGTAGGATATACCGACGCAAAGAAATCATCTGCCAAGTGGTTTGCCACAAACGCAAACTCGTCCAGGAAGATGATGTTGAAAGACATACCTCGAACAGCAGATGCTGAGGTAGATGCAGCAATGATCTTAGAACCGTTCTCCAGTTCCATAGATCCTTTGTTCCAAGCTATGATGCCTTGCTGCATCCAGCGCGGCAGGTTTTCGTACGCCAGTTGTAATCTGCCGAGGAGATCTCTAGCTGTTGCCGCTTTGTTTGCGAGGATTCCGATGTTGACGTTATCATTGAAGATCGCGTAGTGGAGAAGAAACGATACAACAGTGGTAGACTTTCCAGTCTGCCTAGGCATCTTGCATATATTGAATCTATGCTTATGAAAATTTCTGATAAGTTTCTTTTGAAACTTATACATGTTGAACGGGACAAGACCTTCGTCCACGTTGACAATTCTTATGTACTTTTCTGTAAAATAAACAGGGTCATTTTTACATCGAACAAATTCGATGATATTTTCTTCGGTAAACTCTTGCTTAGTGTTTACCTTTTTTAGATTGGGATTACCAAGATATACGTCACTCCCAGCCATAAATTACCTTCCTCGACTCTCAATCATGAACTGACTGAATGTCTTTAGTTGTTTAGATTCGTTCTTCCAGCTAGACTTGCCAAAAGCAGCCGCAGTGTTTCCAATTGCGTACTTACCAACTTTTCCTGCAACAACTGCGGCCTTTCCTGCAACTTGTGCTGCAGCACCAAGTTTGCCAGCAACTCTCTTCGCCTTGACATAATTTTTCTTTGCGGTGTAATTGGTAGGTCCGCCAGTCTTTTTCTCAGGTGCTCTCTTCGCAAGTGCACCACCTTGAGCAACTCTATCAGTACCTGCCCCAGAAGGGGGACGGTTTTGATTCGATCCAGCACTAGAAAGTTTCTTTTGTCCTCCTGAAACGGAATCCGATGAAGAAGAAGAACCAGAAATTTTCTTTTGT